CCGATTGAGTTCATTATCTGGTTGCAGGAAAAACGAGGTCAAGAGTGGTATGATAATTTGAGAATAAAAGCAAGAAGTATTTACAAGCCTTAATATCAAAAACGCCCAACCTTCTGAGTTGAGCCTTCGTGAGTAAATATATACAATCACAAAATAATAATATGTCAATCTCCTTTACAGCAGAGGTCATAGAAGTCAAAGCAAAGAAGCTAGCCAGCATGGATAGATCCTATCGTGTAGTTCTTGAGACTCCCGAAGAAGAAGTATTAAAACTTGCCAAGTATATTGGTGAGGAAGTAGTAAAGGTGGAGGTGAAATGAAAAACTGGTTAATCAGAAAACTAGGTGGCAAATCAATAACGGTGGTTATCGTTGACAAAACACACAGGGGCATTAGTGTCTCAGATTCTTTTACTATTCCAGTGGTTCGAGATACATTAATTTTCTGGACTGGTGGTAAGTCAATCACAATCAAGTCAGACGGGTCTGTTCATTGTACTGAGGTCAAGACAGCCTAATTTGTATGTTATATTGACGCTGTAAAAAACGTACTTGAGTAAAAAGACAACATCCCTCACCGTACGGATCAAACTTAAAAAAGTTATTTGCAAACAAAATGAAAAACTAAAAAAGGTTAACGATAAAATTGACAAAGCAATTTCTTTAATCAAGGTGGAGGTTAAAAATGGGTAGTCAGACTCCAGAGGTTTCGGTAAAATTGCCTCAAGTACAAAAGAGGGAAGAGTTTGAGTTGATGTGTCGGTTTATTCGCCTTGGCTTGTGGGGCAATTCAAACCTTTCAAGAGTTGTGGGAGTTGAATGGGAAACAATTAAAGAATGGAAAAAACAACCAGAGGCACAACAAGCATATCAACACGCTTGCGATGAGGTATTGAAGAAGCGGAAAAAAAGAGGTGACGTGGAAAAGGAGATGAAAGAATTAGAGTTGGATGTCTCAAATGATGTGCTTGATGTAAATCACAGAGTAGAAACATGGACTGATGATGAACTCACACAATTCATTGAAGCCGAGACAGCAAGACGAGCTACTAGCTGAAGCAATTAAGGAAAAGAAGAAAAGAGAAAAGCTAGACCCGCTCAAGTTTGCTAAATCTCACCAAAAACAGGATGAGTTTTTTCTATCCCCTAAACCTATCAGGATATTGTTCTGGGGTAATCGTGTTGGCAAAACTGAGGGGTGTGCACAGGAAGTTGCCAAGTATGTGCTGGGTAAACATCCATCACGCAAAGTCTATCCCCCTATTGAGGTGTGGTGTGCTTGTCCCTCCTACGATATGCAGAAGGAAACAAGTCAGGTTAAGTTAGAAAAGTACTTACCACAAAATGAGATTGCTAAGATTGTAGAGGTGAAGTCGGGAACGTGGGGTGAGGTGCAGTTGAAGAATGGGTCACGCATTAATTTCAAGAGTTACGAACAAGGTAGAGAGAAGTTTCAAGGTGCGGCTAAACGTCTTATCTGGTTTGATGAAGAACCACCAAAGGATATTTGGGATGAATGTGTTGTTAGAGTTGAAGCTGGTCAACCATTAGATGTGATTATGTCCATGACTCCAATCAAGGGTATGACATGGGTGTATGACTCCTTGTTTATGAATACAGGTAGGGAGGACTTGTTTATCTCAGAGGCTTCCTGGGATGATAACCCTTGGCTTACGGAAGATCAGAAGAAGTTGATGGAAGCCAACCTATCTGATGAGGCTATTCAAGTTAGAAGGTATGGCAAGTTTGTAAAGCGGGTCGGGTTAGTTTGTAGCTGGTGGGATAGAGAGAAGAACTTAATGGAGTATGGCGACCTACCTAGCTCATGGACATACTTTGAGAGCCTAGATTATGGCTTTAGTGACCCCGCAGCCTATCTTTTATGTGGTGTTGATGGTGATGGTGATGTACACGTTATAGATGGATTCAGAGAAAAGGGTTTAGGTGATAGTGAGGTGTATTCAAGACGGCAAATTAAGACAACAGGCTTACAGATTAGACAAGGTTACATTGACTACCCAGATGAGCGGTTTAGAAATAACCTATCTACTCTTGGTATGCACTTACAACAAGTGGAGAAGAAAGCGGGGGCAAGTGGACACTGGGATGAAACAATGGCGGAGAAATTAGCAGAGTATGGCAAAGTACAGAGGGGAACTGGTAAGCCAAGGCTATTTATATCCAAACACTTAGACTGGCTAATATCAGAGATTGAGAACTTAACCTGGCTTGAGATTAAGAAGTCAGTGGGTGGTGAGATACAGATTGTACCAAGGTGGGATGATCATAGACGGTTTGGACATCACTTTGACGGCATACGGGCATTGGGGTATTTGCTTGTGAGTTTAGATTCAAAACCACCATCAAACATAGACTACGGAGCAATAAACCGCGCTAAGCAGGTAGCAAGGGGGTTTTATGCTTGAGTCTGAGAACCTGCAAGTTTTGATTCAATTAGATCACCTACTCAAGGAAGTAGGATCGGGCAAGTTAAACATAGAGCTATTAACACACAAGGGCAAGGCAAAGGGTGTGAGTGTTTTTGGGTCAAAGAAGCTACTGTATAACCGCTCACAGGCTGACACCCTAGATAATGAGCGGGCGTGTGAAGACATACTAAAGCGTGTGTTTGAGGCTATCAAGCGGGGTGAGCGAGAAGAGTTAGAGTTTTCTGTCAAAGTCTCAGGCTCTAAAGTAAACCACGTTGAATGGCACTCCAGACAAGAAAAGGTATTTGACAACAGGGTATATAATCAGGGTTAGTTATTAGTTAGCGTTTCCAGGCTCCAGCGTAATAGCGGAGAATAAACCGAGCATAACGCACCCAAAGAAAGGGTGTGTTTTTTTATGTCAAAAAAGACCAAAAAGATCGATGAAACCAAGGAAGCGTCAGAACTAACTTCTCAATTTGAGTCTGACAAACAGGCTATTCAGCCCATTCATGATGAGTTTGAAGAGAAGGAAAACATTTTACTTGGAGTCCCCAAAGATTCAATGACTGTCAATGAAACAAGGTCAAGGGTGCAAGATCCAACCATGTTGTCGGCAATCATTAAACAGAACAACGCCACTATGGCTCAGATGCCTACAGGACAGATCAAAGCCCTGTCAGTCAAGAATAGAGGTAAAGCACTGTTCATGGATCTAGCCTTTCACAAGCACGTCTTACCTCAGGCTAACAGTCAGTTTGATGTCTACACCAAGTTATGGCTATTGTCGTTTTACCGGAAAGTTTATGGCTCAATGGGCGTACTGGTTGATTATGTGGTTAAACCTGGTTACGTGGGTCCTGATTTTACCCTTATTCCCGCTAGGTCAATTATCCCTCAGGCTGGCAAAACCTCAATCAATGACTCCGACAGGGTATTTGTTAGATCAAAGGTGACTAAGAACTGGTTAAAGAGTCGAGATAAAGACATCTGGAAAAACATTGATAAAGCCTTGGAGTCACCCCACAATCAGGATGATAGCGATGAACAATCAACTATTGAGCAGAAGTATGAGCGGGGTCAATTCAAGAAGGATGAATACGAGATCATAACCAGATACGAGGCTGATAGGTGGGTGACATTCTCAAAAGATGCCTCAGTTATTTTACGTGATATCCCCAACCCTCAGAAGAATCAAGAGATACCAGTGGTGATGTGTCACAGCTATCCACTACTTGATCGCTTCTTTGGCTTAGGTGAGTTTGAACGAGGTAAGACCCTACACTTTGCCATGTCTAGTTTGATTAACCTTTATTTAGATGGGGTTAAGATGTCGATATTCCCTCCCCTCAAACTAGACCCGTCCTCAATTGCTGACTGGAACTCTTTTCAATTGGGTCCTGGAAGTGTCTGGCTGATGAGACAGGGACAGTTAGCAGGTATTGAGCAGATGCAGTTGTCACCACAGGGACTCAATACCTTCACTAATACCTATTCGTTCTTAAAGGGTGCCATGTTGACCCTCACCAATTCAACAGATACCTCAATCTCACAAGACCAAGATGTAGGGTTTGGTAAGACTCCTCAGGCTTTGAAAATGCAAGCGGCGATGGAAGGGGCAAAGACAGGATTTGACAGAAAAATGCTGGAGGTAGCCACAGAGCAGACATTCGACAAGATGGTTGATTTAATTGCCAAGCGTCAAGAGCAACCTATGAAGTTGTATTTGGAGGGTGAAGATTTGAAGCGAGTATCTGAGGTAGCCCCTGATGTCGTGGAAATGTTTGAGGAGGGCGACATGGGTCAGGTAGTTATTAAACCCAAAGATGTGGCTAACTGTGAGTACAGATATGAGATAGATGGTGGCTCAACAGTTAAGAAAGACGAGATGATGGAGAATGCCACTATCACTGAACTAATTGGCTTGGTGACTAAGATCCCAGGTGCAATGGAACAGATAGCCCAGGGTGGAATGTTTAGAGTTGGCAACTACCAAATTGAGTTTGGGGAGATGATTAAACGCTGGATTATATCCTCAGGTATTACTGATTGGGACAAGATTGTGACAGAGGCACAAGAGCCAGACATGGCTAACTTTGAAGACCCTGCATTACAGCAAGCCTTCCAAGGTATGAATCCTGGACAGCCTCCTCAAGGTATGCCACCCATGCCCCAACAACCCCAACAATTTCAAGATCCACAAATAGCACAAGTCATGGCTGAACTGCAATCCATGGCTCAAGGATAAATATGGAAACCGCCATACACGCTGACTCATCAGTCTTTAAGGCTTTTGAACGGATTAAATCCGCCAAAGTTGGTCAGTCAAATGAGATTAATGAGGACTTGAAACGACTGGCGGGAGATCAAGGATTCAAGACACTGCAAACTGTGATTGATGCCCATATCAAGGCACTGGAAGGCTTACAAGGCATGGTTGACAAGGGTGATTCAGTTGAGTCAATCGGATTCAAATACCTAGCCTGTCAGGTAGCAGTTGAGAGATTAAGGATCATTCGTGATCTACCCCAGTCTCTTATAGAAGCCGAAAAGCATGGAATCAAATGAGACACAAGAGTTTGAGCCTGAAAAAGTCTGGGGGATGTCTCAGGCTGAAGTTGATGAGATTAGAAATAGAGCGGTAGAGAAGTTTAAAGCAACCAGACATACTTGGCGTAAAAAGGGATTCTGGTTAGTCTGTAAAACTTGTGAGAACCATCATGCAGTTTGGATAGGAAATAAGCAGATGGTGGGTGAGAAAGAGAACGGAGAACCAATACTGGTTGATGGAAGCCAGGGGTAAACGTGAAAGATCAACATCAATTAAGCACGCTTTCACTGCCCTTGACTCCTGTTAATCAGGGGAGAGGTCGACCAATCCTTAACTGGTCTGTAGTAGGTAGCAAAAAGGACACATCATGTCTGATGAGCTAAACGCTGAGGTAACAACCGTAAGCGAGGCAGAAACAGAAGCGGTGGAGACTCCCACCGAGACCTCTTCGCCAGAGGTAGAAGCAGTTGAGACCGCAGAGAGTCAAACGGAAGCCTCCTCCGACAGTAGTGAGGAACAAGGGGAATCTCAAAAACCAACCAGAGCTGAACGCAGGGTACAACAACTGCTTGATAAGCTGAAAGATAAGCCTAAGGCTCAAGATCTATCACCACAGCAAACTGTGGATGAAAACGAGATTGATCCGACCGCTGTCAAGTTTGTTGATGAACGTGTCCAACGCGGGAACCAACAAGCCATTCAACAGATCAAAGCAGAGTTGGCATACGAGCGGTCAATTGAAGATCATGCAGACGACATCTTGAAAGCAAGTGAGTCACTAGATCCCAAGATTGAACGTATTGCAGTCAAACAGTACCAGGCGATGAACTATCAAATTAACCCGTTTACGGGTCAAGAGGTGTTTATCCCAACTGTCAAGTTTAGCGAGGTGGTGAAATCAATTCAAGCCGACCTAGAGGATATAACAGCCTCCAAGGTTGCTGATGCTCAGACGAGCATGGCACGTCAGGCTCAAGAGTCTGCAGTCCAGCCGTCAGGCAATAGTGTCGATCGATTCTCTATCAATGATGCTCGCAAGAACATCTGGAAGAATCCAGGCAAAGTGGCAAAAGAATTGGAATCAAGACTGGGATTTTCTGAGGACTAGCCATAACAAAGGAAATATATGGCAACAGAAACAACTACAACTCTGTCAACAGAGCTGATGACCTACTATGAGTCAAAATTCATAGAGAGAGCGAAAAATATCTTGATTCACGCTCAGGGTTTTCAAAAGAACACCCACGGCAAGAATCAGGGTAAGGTACTTCGCATGAATCGCTACACCGCTTTATCGGTGGCGAGTACCGCTCTGACAGAAGGTGTCAACCCCGCTGAGGTATCTATCGCAGGTGCTAACGTGGATGTGACACTGGCTGAGTACGGCAACATGGTCAAAGTGGCTAAACTCTTGAGTTTAACCTCCATTGATCGTGAAGGTCAGGAAAAGATTGAGCTACTGGGTCAAAACATGGGTGAAACCTTGGATGATCTGGCTCGTACCGCTATGTATAGTGGTGCAACTGCTCAACTAGCAGGTGCTAAATCTGCTTTAACTGACGTTGCTGCAACTGATACCTTTAGTGCCGCTGAGGTACGAAAAGCTGTCAGAACCCTGAAAGTTAACAAAGCCCGCAGATATGCGGATGGTTACTTCATGGGTAAAGTGGGTCCCTACTCGTCTTACGACTTGATGGGTGATTCGACTTGGGTGAACGCTCACACCTACAAAGATGGTGCCAACCTCTATCAGGGTGAAATTGGTAGGTTGCACGGTGTTAGGTTTGTGGAAACCAACTATCAAAAGTCGGAATCCTCAACCGTGACTGTGTACTCCAACTTTATTCATGGAGACAAAGCCATTGGTGAGTATGACCTAGAGGGCGATATGCCTAAACTCTACGTCAAAGTGCCAACTTCCAGCGATACTTCTAACCCTGCTGATCGTTACTCAACGATTGCTTGGGCTGGGGTTTACGCCGCGAAAGTGCTCGTTAGCACCTGGGTACTTAATTGCAAATCGGGTGCAACAGCCTAGTTTGTATAAATACCAGATATACTATTGCTAATATGATATTGATAAGTAACTGGTTATGAGATATAATCCCCCTAGTAATTAGCACTAGGGGGATATATGCAAAAACACTGTTTGATCTGTGGATCGCTCTTTAACAAACCAAAAGGATACAGCCATAAACAATGGTCTTATAGAACCACTTGCGGAATAGCTTGTGCCAGAAAGTTAATAGGACAAAAGCTTAAGGGTCGGTCTCAATCAGTGGAAACGAGACATAAAAAGTCAGTCATAACAAAAGAAAATTGGAAAGATGAGAACGTAAGAGAAAAAAGAATAACTCAACTAAGAAAATCTGCAAAGATACCCGAAAAGAGACAAAAACGATCTGAATCAATGAAGGACAGATTAAACAAACAACCTTCTCTTAAGAGAGCAATGATAAAAAGGCTAAGAGAATATGGAAAAAGTGAGGAAGGAAAACAAGTGTTTAGTAAACTCGCAAAGGAAAGATGGGAGTCTGGAGTATTCAATGAGATCCACATAAGGAAAATGCACGAAGGTCTAAAAATGAGTTGGCAAGTTAATAGACAACAAAGGCTTGATATTTTAGCTAAGAATTATGAACCACAGAAAGTTAGAGAACGTGCCTTACAAGTAACAGGAGAAAAAGCAAGTTATTGGAAAGGTGAAAAGGCAACATATAACAGCAAACATAGATGGATTCAAAAACACTGGAATAAAACTGGAGTATGTGAAATGTGCAAAAAGAAAACAGTACCTTTTGGTAAACGACACTTCGGAACGGAGTGGGCGAATATATCTGGTCACTATGACAGGTTAGATAGAACAGACTGGAAAGAGTTGTGTCCAACGTGTCATAGAAGATTTGATCATAACTTATGAAAACAACAAGAGACGCCGACCTAGACCTACTCAGTACCCACATCAACAAGGGTGCAACTGATACTGTGCATATCAAGGCGGTTAGAGAGCAAGTGTATGAGCAGTCAAAGGATTTGTATTTAGAGAAGAAACGCAAGGAACTAGAGAGCTGGATTATTAGAGGACTGGAGGCTTACAACGCCTCAAACGGTATACCAAGTGCTAAGAGCCGAGAACTGATGGCAGGTTGTGAGATGAATATAGACAGAATTGAGAGAGAGATAAAACTTTATGTAGGTAGTAATGCCTTTCAGGAAACTCTAGCTAAGGCTACAGCCAGGATTGCATCGGGAGAAGCAGACTTATTCGTAGTAAAGAATAGTAAAGGACTTCTATGAAAGATAGAAACTTGATTGATGGTGTCAGAAAAGCCCACGAGGCTTTAATGATGTCACCGGACTGCCTAGATGTTCGAGTAGGTGGTGGGTTAGGGTATTCATATATTAACCAAGGCAAGGAAGCTCAAAAGGTCAGAAAAGAAGTTAGAGCTATCTTATGGCAGACTTGGGGTGCTGGTGCTTATTCATTCGCTGAGATTTCAGAGATGCTTAGAGTTGATGAGCTAAGCATCAAGGTAGCACTTGACCCAGATTTTCGAGAGGAGTACGCCCTTGAGTAGCATTGTTCACTCAACCAGTGACCAACCATCAGAGGCTCAGGCACTTCCTAAGGCTTCACCGCCTTCCACTGTACCAGAGGTTACTGAGCCTCCTATAACCTCACTCTTATCGGAGACTGGTAAACCATATTTGGCCAAACACCTTGACGCTGATATGGCATGGGAAGCACTGCCAGAGAGTACAAAGGAAAACGGTCAACTGATAGAAGAGCAATTCTTAAAAAGCGTGAAGTCGGGCAAGTATGCAGGAGACAAGGTAGCCTATCAAGATTTTATGCGTCACTACGAGAATGTGACCAACACTAGACACGCACCTCTAACAACCAAGATTAACCTAATTGCTGAGTTTATCCGCTATTCTCAGAGAAAGGCACAGTATGAGCCGTAATCACCCTATTCAAGACTCAGAGCAAAACATACTCAACAAGTCATTCGATACTCAAAAAAAGACTTTGGCAGTGTCTACTGTTTCAACTGACGGCACAAGTGAACTTTATGAGGTCTCAAAGTTAGTGGCTGAACATAAGACAATTGTTAAAAATGGAAGTATATTGACCATTTATCGTGCTATTGCCCCTATAGGTACAGCACTTGCAACAGCAAAATGGCAGGCATACAAAAAAGTTGTTGACACCTCTGTCACAGATACAACTGATATGGTCACAACCTGGGCAGATGGCGATGCTGAGTTTGACAACGTAGCCACTGATCTGACCGCACTGACTTACTCATGAAAATAGCAGTCCTGGAGACTCACTACAAGTCGCTGACTGGTAAGACTAAAACAGGTGCGACTGACTACTACAGATCAATCTTGCCCATTACCTATGCAGGTAAGAAATTGGGTTGGGATGTAACAGTATTAAAGGGTATTGGGGAAAAACCAAGTATCAGGGATTACGAGAAACTGAAAGCATTTGATTTTGTCTGGCTATCCTACATGGATAACTCGGTGGCACTCAAGTATTTTATAGATACCAACGTCCCCTATTCAATGGATTTTGATGATGACTTGATTAACATTGACCCGACTAACCCAGTAGCACAGCAGTACGCTGATGGCTCAAACGCTCAAAAAGCCTTGTTGTGGTCAATCATTCACTCCCCACACCTGACTGTATCAACTCCCCACTTGAAAAAGTCATTTGGACACCTGAGAAAACAAGAGATCACAGTCTTGAAAAACGCCATTGAAGTAGGAAGTTATACCGTCACAAAAAAACCTCATGACAAGATAATCATAGGCTACATGGGCGGTATTACCCATTATGCTGATATCTTCTATTCACCATTCTGGGGAGCACTAAATTATCTTATTGGTAAGTATCCCGACAAAATAGCATTCAAGGTATTTGGCATGATCCCCGACCTATGGTGGAAAGATTTACCAGACTTTAGATATACCTCGGGAACTTCTGAATACACTGAGTACCGACCCCTACTGTCTGACTGGATGCAGGATGTGGATATTGCTGTTGCCCCCTTACACAATACCTACTTTAACAAGTCTAAGTCATTCATTAAGGCGATGGAGTATGGCGTGTACCAAGTCCCAGTGGTAGCCACTAAGATTACTCCTTACGAGGATTTTAACGGTACGACTGAATCAATCCAATTATGTGATGGACACAAAGACTGGGTGGAAAAACTAGAAACATTGATCAATTCTAAAGAAGACAGAGAGTTGTGGGGCAAAAAAGCAGTGGCAAGGGTCAATCAGTTGTCTATTGAGAAGAAGTACACCAAGTGGGGGGCATACATAGAGGATATTGTCAAAAACAGACGGATTTACGACCTTACAAAGCCTCGCCCTCAAGTAAAAAGAGTCCAATTCAGGTGCTTAATGTTTGGTGGGAGGACAGGAAGCGAACTTTATGTCTACGATTTAGCACGCGAGTATCTAAGACGCGGGCTTAAAGTGGCAGTCCTAGCCGATCACTACGGCACTGATTATTTAGATGAGGCAAAGAACCTAGGGATTGAGATAGGTTTTAATCCCAAGGCTGATATTATTCACGCCCAACAGATTAAACCTACCGAAAGTGTGCTTGATAAGAACATCCCCATTATTCAGACCATTCACTCTGAGATTTTACCTGAATACGAATTCCCCGTCACCCATCCCAACATCAAAGGCTACATTGCCGTCAGACCTACGATTGAGGCGTATGTGATGAAACACACTAATAAACCAGTTAGAACGATCTTTAATGGGGTAGACAGTAATTTGTTTTACAAGACTGGTGAGGATAACGGCAAAACTCTATTTGTGGGTAAGGATGATTACCTAAGACACGACACGATCAAAGCACTAAGGAAGCGGGGAAGCCTACAACTTGTCTCAAAAGCATCTCCCCAAACTGTAGCTAAACACACAAGAGCCTGTCACCAGACCGCCTCAATTATGCTGGGGAGAACGACTATAGAGGGCTGGCTGTGTGGTAAGCCTGGGCTGGTCTTTATTGTGGACTTCAACGGCAAGATTAAACGCGAGCAAGTATTTGAACCACCAGCCGATCTAACCCCTTTCACTATTGAGTACATGGCAGATGAAACACTGAAAATGTATGACACTTGTATATTGGAGGATAGCCCATGAAATGTAGAATCTGCAAGAAACCCCTAACCGAAACGGTCATTGATCTAGGTAATCAATACCTGTCTGACTTTAGATATGACGACAGGAAGCCTAAAAAGTATCCTTTAGAGTTGATGAGGTGTAGTCATTGTCACTTTATCCAGTTAAGAGAGTCCGCCCCCTTGGGTGAGATGTACACGGAAAACTATGGCTTCAAGTCTGGAGTTAATAACACCATTAAGGCTGATTTAGAAGACATTGTCAAACAGGCTATGTCATACTTACCTAAAACCTACCGAGTAGACAATGGCGACTCATTTGACCTAAGTGTACTTGATGTCGGGAGTAATGATGGCACGCTACTATCAAACTATCCTGGCTACTTCTACAAGGTGGGGATAGATCCTATTAAGAAGTTATGCCAAGAGGCTGACTGGCACGCTGACAGAGTAATAAATGACTTCTTCTCACTGGAGGTTATGGATAAGACTTTTGGTGCAAGAAAACAATACGACATTATCACCGCTATATCCATGTTTTATGATGTAGAAGATCCTGACAAATTAGTTAGTGATATGGCTACTTTATTAAAACCTGAGGGAGTACTAACCATCCAGCAAAACTACATCCTAGCCACTTTAGTCAATAACGCCTACGATAACATTTGCCACGAACACATTGGCTATCATTCTCTGTTATCAATGGAGTACTTATTAAACAAACATGGTTTAGAGGTGGTAGATGTATCAACCTCAATGGTTAACGGGGGAGTCTTACGCACGGTGATTCAGCACAAGGGAGTTGGTAAAGTAAAAGACTCAGTTATTAAACAGAGGTTTATTGAGAATGACTATGGTCTGAACACTCAGTATCCGTATATTGGGTTTGAACAAAGAGTCAGTGAAGGTGCTAAACGATTAAAGACTATGATTGATGATATTAACAAGCGAGGTGAGAAGGTTTATATTTATGGAGCCTCAACCAGAGGTGGTACGATCTGGCAGTATGTAGGGCTGGATGTCAAAGACCTACCATTTGCAGTAGACCGTAATCCCGATAAAGTAGGTAGGCGTATTGCTTCAATAGGTGTACCAATTATCTCTGAGGAACAAGCCCGACTAGACAATCCTGACTATATGCTAGTTAGCATCTGGTTCTTCAAAAATGAGGTGATAGAGAGAGAAAAAGAGTATCTAGCAAACGGAGGGCATTTAATCTTCCCCTTACCCGATCTTGAGATTATATGATAGCCATCATAGTTCCAACCTATCACCGACCTCATGCCCTTGAGCCTTTAGTTGCTAATATTCATGAGGCAACAACTACCCCTCACAAGATCTATTTTGTGACTGAGCCAGACGATGAGGAGAGTATTACCGAAGTTAAGAGATTAAAACAAAACTTGATAATCAATAAGTATCCAGGCACTCACACGGGAGCCGCGAATACTGCTTATGAGGAGACTACAGAACCTTATTTTATTATCGCCAATGATGACTTCCACTTCACCCCAGAATGGGACACAAGAGCCTTGGATAAGATCAAAGGGTATGGAGTTTGTGGACTTAATGACGGCTTCTCAACCTACTACACACAAATTACTCTAGTCAGTCGTGACTACATCAAAACCCAATCAGGGGTAATTGATGAGCCTAATACCCTCTATCACCGAGGGTATCACCATAACTACGTAGACACTGAGTTTAGTAAAACTGCCATGAAACGAGGCATGTATATTGCCTGCCCTGAGTCAGTGGTAGAGCATAGACACTTTAGTTACAACAAGTCACCTTTAGATGATACCTACAAGAAAACTTTATCAAGAGTAGATCAGGA